TCTACAAGAGATAAAATTCATAATTTATATGGGGGAACAAGACGAGGAAGTGATAACCAATACCAAGATGGAATAACAGAAGCAAAACAAGTATAAAATGGCATACGTACCAGAATCACCATCAACATATCAAGGAAAGCAAGTAATAATAAATTCTGATAGATTATTATTTAATGCTAAAGATGATTCTATCCTTTTATTCTCAGATAAAGCTATAGGATTTAGTACAAATGGAAGTATTCATTTTGATACAAGTGAAAATAAAGAAAGCAAAATAGTAGTTAACTCTCCTAATATTTATTTAGGTTTACAAACAAATGGAAATTTACCTACAGAACCTGTTCTTTTAGGAGATAAAACAGGACAGTTATTATCTGATATATTAGATGTAATAGATGGTTTAATGGACGATATGATTTACAAAGTATCATTTATAACAGGTGCACCAGGTACTCCAACAGCCCCTAATCCTGCTAATGATGGATTATTAGGCACAAGACGAGCTGAAATAGTTCAATTAAAAAATCAAATAGAAGATATTAAAAGTAAAATAAGTAAATTAGCATAAAATGGCAGTAGCAGCAATACAATCTTTACTAGAGAATGGCATAGATAAAAAAATATTTGAAGCTAAAAATGAGCTAAGGGAACAATCTAATAAACAAGTAGGAAAAGTAAGAGAACAACTCCCTACTGAAGAACAAATAAAACAACAATTTAAATCTAATATTTGCAGTCCACAAACAGAACAAAAACTTACAGCCAACTATAATAAACTAAAAAATAAGGTAAATAGATTAAAAAATCAAGTATCAAGAGGCAAAAGTAAATTAGATAAAATACAAGAAAAGTTAAACAAAATAGTTGATCCAGAAGATGGAATAATACCTAAAATACATGCATTATTAAAATTATTGGAAACAATAATAAAAATAGCTAAAATACTTATAATAGCTTTAACAGCAGCATTAGCTATACCAGGTGCACCCATCCCTAAATTATTAGATTTAATAGATAAAGCTAGGGTAAAAATAAAATTTTTTGATAGTGCTATCAAAGCATTAGGTAAATCAACATTAAAATATAGTAAAAAAGCATTAGCTGTGTTAGTCATAGTACCAGCAGCTATAGCTGCGTTAGTAGCTTTAATTAGTTTCATTGATTTTCTATTAACACTATTAGAATTATCATACCTACAATATTTACAAAAATGTAATATAGGGGGAGATGAAATAACAGATTCTGAAGGTAATATTGTTGAAGGTAATTTATCAGAATCAGAATTAATAAATCCTGATGGAACACTTAACCAAAATACCTTAGATAATTTAGGTAATTTATATACGGGGATTATTAATGAATTACAGCTTCAAGGAAAAGATGAGGTAATAGAAAAAATATATAACGCTAACTTCCAACAAATTGGATATAGACGTTTTAAAATCTAGAATTTATTTATATTTATTAACAAACAACAATTAACAACATGAAAGCAAAAACTTTTGAAAATCTAATTAGAAAAGTAGTTAGAGAAGAAATCGATTATGCGTTACGTAGAGAAATTAAATCACTTAAAGAAGATTTACGTGATGAACTTAAACCATCAATAGTAGAACATACTGAAAGAATGGTTGAAGTACCACAACAATCATCTTTAAAAGAAAAAATTATGGGTAAAAAACCTATCAAAAAACAAAATTTTGTAGGTGATAGTACACTAAACGATTTATTAAATGAAACAGCAATGGGTGACACAAATACTCAAACTGCCCAAGCACCTGTAAGTTTAGCCCAACCTTTCGCTACAGGCGCACCACTACCAATGGACACAACAGGTATGCCTACAGAAGTAGCTAATGCTGTTACAAGAGATTATAGTGGTTTAATGAAAGCAATTAATAAGAAAAAAGGACTATAATAAATGCCATTAATTCAAGGAGTACGAAGAATAAATCCTTTAGATTCTAACAAAAATGTTAGAATAGGGGTAGCGTTTCCTTTGGATGACGTTAATATTTTTAAAGGAACCCAAACAGTAAAAGAACAAGTAAAAAGCAACTTAATAAACTTATTACTTACAGAAGCGGGTGAAAGAGTTAACGAACCTAACTTTGGTGTAGGTCTAAAAAAATTATTATTTGAACAAGGTATAAATACAGATGAACTAAATGAAAGAATTAATAATCAAATAGTTTTTTATATCCCTGAAATATCTTTAATAGATACATCTGTAAAATTTGAAGATGACGAACATAAATTATTTATAACAATATCATATAGATTTAATTTAGATGGAACTAATGATGCTATACAATTAAACTTTAACTAATGGCTTACAATAAAGTATCAAATAAAACACAAGATAAAGACGTTAAATACCTAAATAAGGATTATAATTCTTTTAAAAACCAGTTAATAGAATTTGCTGAAGTATATTTTCCAAATAATTTTAACGATTTTAGTGAAGGTAACCCAGGCATGATGTTTTTAGAAATGGCATCATATGTTGGTGATGTTTTATCTTTTTATACAGATACACAATTAAGAGAATCATTTTTAACACTTGCACAAGAAAAAGAAAATTTATATAATTTAGCTTATGCTATGGGTTATAAACCCAAAGTAACAACAGCAGCATCGGTTGATCTAGATTTATTCCAATTAGTACCCTCTATTTTAGTAAGTGGAGATTATAAACCCGATTTTGATTATGCATTAGATATAGAAGCTAACTCTATTTTTGAATCAACCGAGGGTCCTAAATTTTATACAGATAGAAAAGTAAGTTTTGGTTTTTCATCTTCATTTGACCCTACAACAGTAAGTATATATCAATTTGATGGTTCAAATAATCCTGAATATTACTTACTAAAAAAATCAGTTAAAGCTATATCGGGAGAAACTAAAACACAAACATTTTCTGTTGGTGCTGCTGAAAGGTTTAAAACATTAACATTATTTGATACAAATGTTATTTCTATAGAATCAATTGTAGACTCTGAAGGTAATAATTGGACTGAAGTACCTTATTTAGCCCAAGATACTGTTTTTGAAGAAATAGAAAATACAGCAGCTAATGATCCTGAATTATATGGATTTAATCAACAATCACCTTACTTATTAAAAGTAAAAAGAACCCCACGTAGATTTATAACTAGATTTAAAGCTAATAATCAACTTGAAATACAATTTGGGTCTGGTATAAGTGATAAAGCTGATGAAGATATTATACCAAATCCAGATAATATTGGTTTAGGAATTAAGGATGGAAGAAACAAATTAGATGTAGCCTATGACCCATCAAATTTTCTATATACAAAGGCTTATGGTCAAGTACCCGCTAATACAACATTAACTGTAACTTATGTTATAGGTGGCGGTTTAGAAGCTAATGTAAATTCAAATACTATTACTAAAATAGGAACACTAACTACTACTAATAAACCCAATTTAAATGGGGCTATGTTAAATTTTATAAAAAGCTCAGTATCATCTACAAATCCAGAAGCCGCAAAAGGTGGAGGAGCTGGTGATTCAGTAGAAGAAATACGACAAAACACAATAGCTAATTTTGGTGCGCAGCAAAGAACAGTAACTAAAGATGATTATCTAATTAGAACACTATCAATGCCCGCTCGTTTTGGTAGAGTAGCTAAAGCTTATATCACCCAAGATGATCAAATTTCACCTTTAACAACAGAACCAAATCGTATTCCTAATCCTTTAGCTTTAAATTTATATACATTAGGGTATGATTCAAATAAAAATTTAACAACTTTAAACACAGCTACTAAGACAAATCTTTCTACATACTTAGAGCAATATAGAATGCTAACTGATTCTATTAATATTAAAAATGCCTTTGTAATTAATTTTTCTCTTGATTTTGAAATCACTGCATTTAAAAATTATAATAATGAAGAAGTTATATTAGAATGTATATCAGAACTTCAAGATTATTTTAATGTAGATAAATGGCAAGTAAATCAACCTATTATAATCTTAGAAATTGAAAACCTAATAGGGGGAGTTAAAGGAGTACAAACAGTAGAAAAAATAGAATTAATCAATAAAAGTGGAACAGCATTA